GCACTCGTCACGGTTCATCGGCGGGGCAATCCACCCAATCAGCGCATCCCGCATGTCCGCGATCAACTGGTGATCCGGGTGGCGCTGGTAGTGGGTGACTGTCAGCCAGTGCGTATGTGGCCAATGCTCGTCGTAAACGATACTCGTATCGCCTTTTGCCCAACGCAGTTTGACCCGCCCCATCGGCACGGGGTCGCCTTGGGTGTGGGGTATCCATGGGGGCTGAGTCATGGTGTGCCTTTCATGGCTGCGAGGGCGGCATCAATACGCACCAAAGCGGCGCGGGTCAACTCTCGGTCAAGTGAGTCTTCGCCGCTGATGTTTTGAACAACCTCACGCAGTTCCGCCATGTGCATTACCACCTCCGGCACCGCCATAGCCGCAGCAACCGGGGTGGGGTCTTCATCCTGCAACGGCCCAACGCGGTAGGCGTAGTCAATGTGTTCCTCCACCGCGCCCCATGCGTCCTGAATTGCCTCTGTGCCTTCCGCTTGGATTGCCGCGCGCAGGGTTTGCACTTGAGCGATCATCTTTGTGACGTTGCGCCGTCCGTATTTTTCACTCATTCCGGCGTTCCTTCTGTGGGGGTGCGTAGGGCGGACAGGATGCGGGCGGCATAATCGGTCTGCGCTGCGGCTTCGCAATCATTGCGGTCCGCCCAATCGCCTTCGCTGTCCTCTCCATAGCAATCAGTGTACGCCCATCGCCCGTCCCGGCCTGAATATGCTGTCAGTGTCCACGGGCCAAATGAGCTTTCGGCGTGAGAGTGATCTTGGCCGGAAAAAGCCAAGCCGTGATCAAACACCAGCGGCTTTACCTGTCGCGCCGCACCCCTCACCCGCGCGTCACGGGCAGCCAGCGCCGCCATGGTGTCGGCAGGGGGCAGGGCGCGGATGGCCTTGGTCATAGCCTGTTGACCTGCGACTAGGCCGCGTTGCCAATCGCTCAAATAGCTTGGTGCGTCGTCAACAACATACGCTTCCCACCCGAGAGATGGTGTCGCGCCAGCCGCCGCCTCATACGCCCCGGCCTCGCGCTCACTGGCCTGCGCCTCCAACTCGGTGATGCGGGCGGATAGGGCGACAAGGGTGTGGGCAATTTCCACAACGCTAAAGCCAAACGGCATCTGCGAAAGCAATCGCTCCACCGCCTCTTTGCTGATATCGGTCACGGGGTGGGTTCCTTACGTGTTGCCAATTGCGGGGGTTTCACAGTTCGAGATTGCCCATTTGACCCAAAAATCGAGCCAGATTAAGCGCGCAAGAATGGGGTCATATCGGGGCGGGCCGTTGTAGTCATAACCCTCAAACCCGGCTGGCAATGTTGCTTTGGCTTGCCAGTTACAAAGAGCCGTTGACACTGCGGCGGAAAATTCTGCGGTAAGTCCAATTGCGCCGGGGTGTCCAGCATGTAAATGCCCGCGCTCGTCAAAGAACAGACTGTAAATCCCAGTCATTCGGCAAAAGTCATCCCAAACCGAATAGCTTGGCGACCTCATGCTGGTTTGGCCTGTCATTTCATCGTTGGGAAACAATGGTGCGTCAGGGCTTTCTGCGCCTTCAACCTTCCAGCAGGCGTAAAGTTCTGGAAAGCAAGACTTGTCAAAGTTTGGTGATGCGTTGCCAATCGTGAATGTGTATCCCATCACTCGCCCCCCTCAATCTTGGTCCAGCCCTGCGGCACCCCGCCGATGATGGTCACGTCGCGGTAGTAGGTCGGTAAACCCCATTTATCCGTGTTAAACTGTCTTTTTCCGTTGTAAGTTAAGTAGTACAGCCGCACCGTCTCCACCACCGGCTCGGGCGGCAGGGCGTCGATCTGTGCCTGCAAAGCGTCCCGTTGGGCGATCAGGTCGGCACGGGTGGGGGTTGCGCGGGAAACGATGGACCACCATTTGTTATCTCGCCCAATCCACTCCATCCACTGGGCATCAATGGTGAAATGTGTGCCGTTTTTACCGTGGTTCCAGCAGGCAACTACGTCCCCCGGCTGCACGTTCAGTTCTGCAAGCGTCTTGCCCATCGGGGCCTCCTTTGGTTCGTGGTCAGTCATTCCGGCGTTCCTTCTGTGGGGGTGCGTAGGGCGAGGATTGCCCGCGCTTTGGCTTCGTATTCTGCGACAAACGATTGATGCGAAATGTCGTAAAGAGGCTGTACTGCTTTGCCTTCGCATTCCAGCCACAGCGCCTCTGCAAGCGTGGGGACAAGTTCTTCCCTCACCCGCGCGTCACGGGCAGCCAGCGCAGCCGTGGCGTCGGCAGGGGTCAGGGCGCGGATGGTCCCGGCGATGGCATCGCGCAATCCACTCTGTGACGGGAAAACTCCGCAACGCATGTCGTGCGCAATGCGTTGGCTGGTGGTAATCGTCTCGCTGATAACCGCCGCCGCCTCATACGCCCCGGCCTCGCGCTCACGGGCCGTGGCAAGCTGCGCCTCCAACTCGGTGATGCGGGCGGATAGGGCGCGAAGGGTGGAAGCGGCTCTGTCCAGCCGTGGTGCGCGCCAATTCGTGTCTGGCAAGACAGCCGCCAGCAGCTCCACCGCCTCTTTGCTGATATCGGTCATGGGGTGGGTTCCTCTTCTTTGCAGTTGGGGCATGGTTTTACTATGTCAAAATCAAACAACCCGTAGGGGTCGGCGTCGATGCCGTCACCTCCACATGTTTCGCAGTCTTGGTCAGGTGGTGGGTAAATAAACTCAATAGCGCCCATCACTCGCCTCCTTCAATCTTGGTCCAGCCCTGCGGCACCCCGTCGATGATGGTCACGTCAAGGTAGTAAAGAGCGTCAACGCGCTGACGGTCCGCAAGCGCAGTCTCATCAGCATACACCCGCACCGTCTCCACCACAGGCTCGGGCGGCAGGGCATCGATCTGCGCCTGCAAGGCGTCGCGCTGCGCGATCAGGTCCGCGCGGGTGATTGTCGTCTTGCCCATCGGGGCCTCCTTTGGTGCACGCATTGGCGGCTCCTGTTGCTCGGTGGGGGTCATTTCCCCGTCTCCCTCTCGCGCCGCACCTTCGCGGCCTGTGTCAGTGCCTCGGCCCATGTCATCCCACCATCTCCATTGCTTTGCGCAGCACCATGGCCGCGCGTGTTTTGCCGTGCTGCGCCACCAACGCCGCTGCGATGGTCGCCGCCTGTTCCTCTTGCCGCAAACCCTGCAACGCCATCTGCGCCGTAGCAATCGCCCTGCCCCGCGCGTAGGGGGAATCGGTGAAGTCTGCCATGTTCGCATTCGCCGCGCGCAGCGTGTCAATGCAGCCCTGTATGGGGGTGTGGTTCATTCCATCACCGCCGCGCTTTGGACCCATGCGGCAATGCCCCACGCGATCAGCGATACGCAAATGGCTGCGCAGAACAGGAACACCAGCACATCGCCGCGATATGTCACCTCGGGCGGTGACAACGGCACAAAGCGGCGGTCCAACTCGCTGTGGGCGTCGGACGCGAGTTGATTGCGCGCCTCGCGGACAAGCGCAATGTCGTTGAGGTCGCTGGAATAGGACAGCGCATCTGCGGCCCATTTGACCTCGTGGCGAGTTGATGTGGGGTCGAGCAGAGTGTCGCGGTGGATGGGGAAATTGTGGGTCATTGGGCAGCCTCCCATGCGGCAAGAGCGGCAACGGCGCGCGACAATTCCGGCTGGATCATGCGCAGGCCGTGCAGGTCGTTTTCCATCACGGCGATGCAATCGCGCAAGGCATCGGCCACTTGATCCGCCGCGACGGCGTAAGGTGTTTTGGGCGCGTCTAGTTTCAAATCGTATTCCGGCGACAGCGACTTGGATTGCCCGGTTTCCGCATTCCACACATATGCTGCTTCTGTCGAGCCGCTATGGCACCACGCCGCATCACCAATGACGGTAATGCACTTGTACTTGTTGCCGTTCTTGGCCGTGTATGTCTTGCCAATTTCAATCATAGTCCATCCTCCATTGCCCAGTCGCGGGCTTGTTCATATAGGTAATCGCCGCGATTATCCGCCTCACTGCGCAGCGCCTCGTCGTGGCCTTCGGTGTCCCACCAGTCGTTGTGATGGTCGGTAATCCGCAGCAGTTCGGTCAGTCCCATGATCGTCTGGGCAACTTTGGGCGTCACTTCTCCCATGCCGATCTTGACGGATTGCAGCGTCAGCCCATCGCCGTTGCCCGTGTAGCTGAACGCGCAGTCAAGGTCGTTCAGCGTGGAGGCTTCGGCGGGGCGGGTGATGTAGTGGGTCATGCGTTTTCCAGCCACTTTTGAGCAATGCTTTGCGCGTAGGGGTCAAACCATTCGCCAAAATTGATCCACATCTTGCCGCTGATGTATCCGCAAACCGACCCGCGAACCGTGCGGCGGATGCTTTTCTTTCCTTTGGGCATTGCGTCGGCCATCATCGTCTCCATCGGTTTCGTTATCCCAACCCTGCCACCCTGCGCGGGAGAAGTAAAGACAAAAAACAAGTTGCGCGCAAGAAAAGTAAAGACTACGGTAAACCCATGAAAAAAGACACCCTCATCAATCTCAAGGTAAGCGCCGTTGAGCGTGACGCCTACAAAGCTGCGGCAGAAGCGCGGGGCGTGGCCCTGTCAAAGCTGATCCGCGATTATCTCAACCGACTGGTCAAGAAGGATGCGAAGGAATGAGTGACGAATGGGGGCCGTGGATTGACCACAATGGCAGCGGGTGCCCGTGCGTGGGCATGTGGGTGCAGGCCAAAGCTGTAGCGCCAAGTGGCAAGAAAATCTTAGCAGAGGGAATGGCTGGTTCTAATGGAGGCGACAGTTGGGATTGGTCAAAATTCGGAAACGTTTTTGGCAAAGCTTTGGTTGCAAAAATCACCGAATACCGCATCCGCAAGCCGCGCGGCATGGCCGTGCTAGAGGCGCTTGTCGCTGATGTTCCTGCGCCCAAGGTGCCAGCATGAGTGACCGCACCAGCATTACGATCACGGCGGATACATGGAAGGCACGCGGAGATGCTGTGCTGGCAGAAGCGGTGGCGATGAAGGATCGCGGATTTACCGCAGTTGATTGGCAGTTTTGCGAGCGCGACGGCAAGTTCTGCGCCGATCTGGAATTTGTGGAGGATGGGAAGTGAGTATCGACGCCGAAACATCGCAAGCCACCGCAAAGCGCCTCATGGGCGAAATTGACGCTGCATCAAAGCAGCAATACACGCGAGGCGAGGTCAAGATGATCCTACACGCCATTGCGGCACGGCAAGATGCGGACGCCACTCTGGACGAATACAGGACGACATGCCGCGCCGCCACGGCTGTGCAGGACTTGCGCTATGGTGACGTGTTCATCTTCAAGCTGGTGGGTGGCAAGGTGCGCCCGTGGGTGGTGCTTTCCGTCTCGACCGAGACCGTCATAGCCGTTGGAATGTCATCCGGGGATTACGCGCCCGCTATGGTGCCATCGCAATGCCGCCTTTGGCCGGGATGCTTCATCGGCAACACGGTTTCTGTGTTTGAGCGCGCCGCCGCCACGCAGGAAGTGACACGGCCCTACACCAATTTGCGCCATCTGGATCAGGTTCGATCTGACATTGCAGCGCAGTACGGCATGACTATCACGCCGCCAGCAGCGCGGAAAATTGCAAGCATGGCGGAAATTTTGGAAAGGATGCGAGCATGACCGCGCAAACCGACTTTATCAACGACGACAGGGATGGTGTGTTGTTCCGTTTTTGGATTAGGGCCGCTTCATATCCGGGCGGGTGGCCGGGAAGGCTCCACCAGCTTTTCACAGAAGAAACCAAAGACGGCAAAAACATGACGCCAGAATGCTATCGGCGGGCACTGACAACGCTTGCGCTTGAAAAGGGAGTTAATCTGCCATGACCGCGCAAACCGACGCGATGGATGCGCTTATTGCCGCTGTGCGGGATGGCAATGAAACTTGGGTGCATTTCCCGCGTCATCCAAAGCTGCACGGCGACTTGCTGTGGAAGGCATACAGCGGCTCCATCGACGCCGCCGTTGCGCTATTCGGTGCGCTGTTGCCGGGGTGGTCGCACCTTCTCAGCAAATACGATGCCCAAGTGTGGCATGGCGATTTCTTTGAGGTTATAGAAGCGCAATCCACTACCCCCGCCCGCGCGCTGTTGCTGGCAACGCTGGTCGCGTATCGGGGGACGCTCACCTAATCCCTTCGGGGCATCCGCGCCGTGTCGGCCACACGGTTTCAGGCTTACTTTGGACCCCAGACCCCTCGGCGCGGACGGCGCTACCGATAAACGCCGGGGGGGGATTTACACTACAACCGCCATCGCATACCATCCCGCCACACTGTCTCGCATACCGCGCTACTGACCTCCCGGCGCGGCACCTCGGCCCCCTGTATGTTTTAGCCGCGCATTTCGGGGGGCCGTTTTTATTTGCGCCACAACCGCAAAATTTCAGCTTCGATCTTTGGCCTGATCGCCGCAGGAATGCGCGCAAGCATTTTTTGCCGTGCGGCTTTTTCTGGCGCTGCCAATATTTCTTTCGCTGCGTCAAAGATTGGCTTTTGCGCCCAAGACCGAATGGCTGCTGGCGCGTCATCCCATGCCATCTTGCCCATCAACAAGGCCTCAAGCTGCTCAGATGGCTTTGGAACGCCGGAAGTTCCTCTATAGGGCATAGAAAACTCGGCCCATTGGCTTGGCATCGCCATCAGCATCAGTCAGCCGCAGCCAATATGCCAGCGCTTCGGACGCGGCGTCACAGCCCAAGGCCACACAGGCAAACGCACCCGCTTTGGCCGATGCCTCCAGATACTCCACCTGCCCATCCTGAAAAGCCGATTGCGTATGATCCCGCCGCTTCAATTCGCACACAAAGCTGACCCGCGCCGGAATGATTATATCCGCAGCCCCGGCTGTCATACCTTCGGCCTTGTGCTTTGACACAGCCCCAATTTGCCCCGCCACCTTTAGCCCCTCATTGCGCGGATGCAGGGCCAGCCTGCCCCATGTGCCGGGATATGCGGACCGCAGCCTGTTGAAGAACGTGACTTGTTCAACGGCCTCGGTCGGGCATTTTCCGCGAAACGCTGTGTCGCCAAACACCAATATGCCGGGGGGTAAATCATGCAGGCGCAAGGTCTGGCTCCCTGTCATAAGCCGCAATGCGGAAAAACCCGCTGTCGGCATCCTTTTGGTACGTCACGCTGCGCGGTGGCGTTTGTCCGTGGTCGGTCGAGTTGGCCCACAGTGCATGCTCGGCTTGCGCCCGGCTGTTCTTGGCCTCGGGCAGAAACCACGTTGTGAAATTGCGGTACTCCGTCACCCATTGCACCGTGATTGTTTTGTTGCCCTTCTGGCTGACCCCTTCTCGCGCCGTCATGCTGATTACCTTGTCCGTTTGCAGCTTGGTTGGGTCTTTTTTGAGCGCCTTGAACTCCATTACAAGCCGCTCGTTGGGGTCAACAATCTCGCCCCGGCAGTTGCAGCAATAGCGCGCCGCAATGTCGTTGTCGGCAAGGCAATGCGGGCATTCCTTGGCCGTCCAGCGGTAGCCGCAGCGCAGGTATTCGCCGCGTGGCCCGGATTGCACCATCCCCATGCACCGACGCCCGTAGTGCCCCGCTATTGGCCCCCAGTCACTTTGAACCTGCTGCCCGTCCAGATCGAGAATGTAGCCCGCCTCATCTTTCTTGTAGTCCAGGTACTGCGGGTTGGCGCTGAACGTGTTTTCATAAGAGCAGGTCGGGCAAATGCAGGACATTCCGCCGTTGCTCTCGCCCGCCTTGCCCGCGCGAATTTCTGGTTTGTAGATATCACCATCTGGAAAGTGCTTTTCTACATTTCCAGCATAATCCAAGAGCAAGGAATGTGACTTCCCATCGCATAACCTCCATGCCCGACCAAGAATTTGCAAAAGCAAAGATGCGCTTTCGGTGAACCTAAGTAATGCAATGATAGCCGTATGCGACACGTCAAAGCCAGTTGTTAGGGTGCCAACAGAAACCAAATATCTAAATCGTCCTGCCCTATAGGCTTCGATTATAGCCGTTCTAGCAGCTTTCCTCCCCATCATTGAACATTCATCACCAGTCACGATTGCACTATTTTCCGGTGGTAACGATGCCATAATTTCATGTGCATGTTGTATAGTCGCGGCAAACAACATCACTCCGCCAACCTGGCATCTGGCAGCCTGCACTACATCTGCAACGATAGAGGCTGTCTTTCGTCCATGGCCTTCAAACGCCTGCTCAACATCCGATGGGTTAAAGTGTCCGTTTGGCAAAATCTTGATGCCAGATGTGTCATATTTGTCAGAGTTTATTTCTCCGATAACCATGGGAGTGATGTATTTTTCTTCCAACATTTCACGCGCAGATACTTGATACACGCAGTGTGAAAAATATGGATCGCGCGCCTTGTCATCGCCATTGATTTTCCCGTCAGGCCATTGCCTGAAAATATACCCAGAACCTAACCGGTATGGAGTCCCAGTTAAGCCGATCACTCTTAAATTTGGGTTTCCCTGCCTCATGGATTCTATGATGGACTTTATGGTAGGTGTCAGGCCGTGCACCTCGTCTATAATGACGGCGCAGTATCCTTCCTTAAATCTACTGATCTTGTTTTTTACAGTCAGGGGCGACCCAAAAACGACATGATGCCGCAAGTCTTTTGGCCCAGCGCTGGCACTAAACATGCTTGCCGGATGTCCTGTAAGACGGAATTTTTCGATATTTTGCTTAATAAGCTCTGAGCTTGGTGCCAAGCACAGCACTTTTTTGCCGCTCATCTTGTGCAAAACATCCGCCAGTCTGGCAATCATATATGATTTTCCGGCAGCAGGCGCTGCGTCTATAATCGCAGGTGAAATGCTTTTGCGTATGTGGTCAATCATCGCGTCACACGACCGATCTTGATATGGGCGCAGGATCATGCATATCTCCATGAGTAGCCATAGGCAGACATGACGCGACCCTTGCAGCACTGGATTATGTTGCCGTTTTGCGCCTTCACGTGGCCGTTTTGTCTCAGCCAATTTGCGGCGGATACGGAGCTATCAAACGTCATGCCGCATTCTGTAGAAACCTTGACGCATCTATTCTTTTCTTGAAAATTAGGTTTTACATATTCCCCATCAACCAAAAATCCAAACTTGTAGCCTCCAACTGATCTTGTCCGCCTTGCATTGCAGCATGCAGAAATCATGACTTTCGCAGCGCTCGGGTTGTGCGGAAACATTATGCGACCAGCATCGGCGGCGCTTGCAAACCTTAACCCGCATTCCGTTCCCACTGGCTTGCTATTTTTTTCTTTAGCCGCAATTTTTGTTTTAATGTGTGGTGGCTTTCCCTTGTTTGATTGAGAACATTTTGTTCTTTGATCTTGGCTAACGACACGTCCAGATGTTCCTTCGCCACCATCTGTGGCGTTAACAAGGATACCCCTGCCATAAAATGCAATGGCTGCCTTCTCTAATGAAAAAGCGCAAAACTCTTTTATGTTTGAAAACGGTATTCTTACTATTCTTCCGTGCTTAAGATAAACCCTGCGCCAATGGTCGCTTCTAGCAGCGATGGCCGCTGACCTTTTTTTATCACCCTTGCCAACATAAAATGGCAAGCCGTCGCTTTCGCGATGATGAACGTAAACGCAAAATTTTCCAGACATTTTAATCCCTTCGTCATCGGGTCAGTCAATTGGCGCGGCAGGAAGTGACTAGCTTCTTTTCATCTGGCCGGACTAGCCGCGCCCGTGAATATTACAACATATGTGGCAGAAGATCAAGTTTACTTCACCTGCCAATAAGACGACGCTGCACCCCGCCATTTCTCAAGGTCGGTCTTTGGCAGCAATTCCTTTATTGCTTTTCCGTAGGCAATGGCCCCGGCGCGTTCCACCTTGGTCAGATTACGACCTGCAAAAACGGCATCTTTATCGCCGCTCAGGCGCACCATTTCTGCCAGCAACTCTTTGCGGCGGCTTTCGGCGTTCTCAATCGCCTCGGCCAGTTGGTCGTATTCCGCCACAATCCGGTGCGCCTCGGGCGTGTCCACCTCAACCCGGCGCGCCATCAAATGCTCGGCGGCGTTGTCCTCCCGTTCGGCCAGATATTCCGCATGAAACTGCCGCAATCTGGGCAGCGCATCGGCCTGCCACTTCATATCGGGCAGCACACATTCCAACTTGGTGCCTGCTGCGCACCACTGATAGAAATGCCAGTACGCGCGACCCGTGACCCAAATGGAAAACTGCACCTGATCGTAATAGTGCGGTTGTTCGAACAGAGGCTTGAAGTCGGGGGCCTGATCCTTGCGCTTGCCGAAAGGGCATTTAACCTCCAGCCCGCCATCATCATTGATCAGTCCATCGGGCGAGGCTCCGGCCCAATCTTCGCGGGTCATAAAACCCACTTCCTGCACATGGTTGCCGGTTTCCATGGTGTATTCCGACACAGCCCCGGCTTCGTTGTTCTGGCCGTATTCGGTGGCGATGTTTCCGGTGAACTCGCTTTCCGCGCCATGCCATTCCCGCACCATCCGGCGCATGACCTCGGCTCGCGTGGCGTTGGGCGAATTGCCCAAGATCGCCCCGACCGACGATGCCGTGACCAGCCCCTTGCGGGCCGCATGCCATTCAGGTGAACGCTGTTCCATATTAGTCTGATCCTGTGTTATGGTAATCCGTGGCCCGCGCCACCAAGTCCTGAATGCTCAGGCCAAGCGGTTCCACCCTGCAAGGTGGCGCGGGTTTATCCGTTCAAGCGTGGGGGCAAGCCCAAACGGAATTCCTCAAAATGGAATAGAGTCGTCATCCATCATTGACGTTTGCCCCGATGATGCGCCGGACGATGCTGACCCAAAGCCATCGTTGCCACGGGCCGATGCAGTCTTGGCTTTCGGCGGCTTGATTTCCAGCGCCTTGGTCTTGGGCGCAACTGCCGCAACCCAGTTGCCGGACGCATCGCCAATCGCCCATTCCATCAAGGTGATCACCATCGGTTTGTTTGAAAGGTGCAGCGCCAAGCTGTCATTGCTCGGCTTGCCGTCCTGCGCTGTCAGCTTGCCGCCCGCGTTGGCGTCAATTGCCGCCAGCATCTTGCGCGCCTTGTCGCGCTTGGCTATGGCCTTTTGCGCATCCTTCACGGACGGATCATCATCCGTTACCCACAGCTTGTGATACACCTTGCGGTTTTCATAGGCTTTCGGTGCCAGAATGGTCCACCGCAGCGAGACATACTCAGGCCCGGTTGCCGTGTCCGTGTCGTAGGAGTTTTTGGCGCGGTCCCATTTGGCCTCATCAATCAGCGCCAAGACCGAACTGCCAGCCGGGATGGGGTCGAGGTTGCCGCCCGGAACCTCATAGTCGGTCCCGGTCGTCGTCGCGCTGCTGTTGTCTGAAAGATCCCAAAAGCCCATCATGCAGTCCCTTTGTCTTCGGTGGCATCGTCGGCCACTTGTTTCGTTTGCGCGGCGGCATCATCCGGCCCTACCGATGATGCCGACTTGGCCCGCAGCGACGGAATGACCGCCATCAGGGGGTTCTGCCCGATGCTGAATTGCATGGCCTCGGTGATCCCGAAGCGGTTTTTGCTGATATTGGACGCAACGGCATGGCAGACCAATTCGCGGTCCCCGGTGCTGATGGCTTTCTTGCGCTCGCCGTCGTCACCCTTAGTGAAAGTCACCAGCCGCAGAAACCCCACCACGTCCACATCATCCACGTAGGGCGGCATCGACTTGGCGGGCAGGCGCAGCGAATAGCGCATGTAGTCGTCGCTGTCGGGCAGCTTCATGGTTTCCACATCGGCATGGGCCACGAACACCACGTTCATGCCGCGCTTGGCATTGGCAATACCGGCCCCCTTGCGCACCCTCTGGTGCATTGCGGCAACCGCCGCCGTGCCAGCGCCATAGCCGCCCAGAGCCTGATTGATCGACTTTGCCTTGGGGTCTTGGTCAAGCACATCGGCCACGAACAGCCGCTCAAGCGCTGTCACGCTGTCAATCACCAGCGTTTTGTATTCATGCGGCTCATGGATGATGGCGGTCAGTTGCTCCCAAAGCTGCTTGGCGTTTTGCACCAGCGGGAAGGCATCGGGGCGTTGCCCAATCGGAATGGCCTGCAAGCCATCCTCGGCGCGGATAAATATTGGCTTGGGAAACGTGGCCGCAAGGCTGGTTTTCCCCATGCCGCTATCGGCGCATAGGGTGATAAACACAGGGCCGTCAGTCGGCACTGTGATGGTGTCCATCAAAGACATTGTTCCTCTTTCTGCCCCTTGGGCGTGTCCAGCAGGTTTGGACGCTCTTGCCTGCCTATTGACTATTACATGTTCGTTGGTATGGTGCAAGGGTCAAAAAGACCCCAAAAAGGACCCAAAGCCATGTCATCTATAAAAGTGAGGCTGACAGATGAAGACCGCGCGGAGATCAAAGCCGCTGCCGTTGCTATGAGGCTACCTGTAGCCACGTTTATGCGGTTAGCTGCTTTGCGTATGGCTAGGATCGAAGAATGAAGCGCCCGTGTGTATATGTCGCAAGAAATGAAAGTGGCGATATTCTGTACATCGGAATGACACTTGTTTTCCGGTCTAGGATCGACGCGCACGGATGCTACAGCGCTTGGTTTGATCAATGTCGCACAGTCGATATTGTCCACTGCGAAACCAAACGGGCCGCCGCAAATTTAGAAAAGTCTATGATTTTGGAGTTTCGCCCTCCGTTTAATGTTGCCTATTTGGTTCCCCCAAAGAGGACTAAAATAGCGTGTGCGTTTGTAAAGAAAAAAATTGCATACGCCATATTTCGCAGCCACGTTTCGGCAGTTTTGGGTCGGTCTGGGGGTAACATAGATGACGATCATTTGCGCCAGATAGTTAACGGAGATTCTCCGTACTATCGCCGTTCTGATGACTACAGGCATGCATGCAAGGTGCTATGCCTCCCTTTGTCTGAAAATGAATACTTTGGGTTGTTCAAATGAGATCACAAGACGACTTTCCGGCCCCCGTGCCGGATCATTCCGACCTGCGATGCGCGGTGGCGGCGGAACGCGGAATGGCCTATCTGGACGCCTGCGCATCGGTCAGCCCGCAGGGGGCGGCTTGGGCTGCTTATGACTGGCTGCAATGCAATGAGGCTGGCTTGCCTTACGTTCCAATGATTGAGGGCGAGGCCCGCAAGGATGCCTTGTTCTGGGCCGAAACGGCAACGCCCGTTGAGTTGGAGTGCTACGCGCTTGCGGCGCTGCAACAGTTGGGCGGTGATGGCGCGCCTTTTGCTTCCCGGCAGATCAAGCGGCTTGTGGGCGCTCTGTGGCGTCGCATGTCGCCCGACGAGCAGTCGGCCTTCAAGGGCTGGATTAACAAGGATGATGGCGGGGTGCCAAAATGAGTGCTGACGATTTCGCAGATTTTGAGCGCGGTGTTGGCGGTGCCAAATTTGGCAAGCCCAAATCGAACGATGATATGTCTGGCTTTGCCAACGATGATTTCAGCGCTGATGACTTTGCCCCGCCTGCCCCCGAGGCCCCAGTTGACGATGGCAGGTTTGCCCCGCCGTTTCCGCTGGATGGGGTCGATCTTTTGACCCCGCCGGGGTTTGTCGGGGATGTGGCGGCGTGGATCGACAGCCAATGCCGCTATCCCCGTCGTAGGCTGTGCGTTGCATCAGCGCTGGTGACGGTTGGGAACATCGGGGGGTTGAGGCACGAGGATGGCCGTGATGGCGTCACCGCGAACCTGCTGGCGTTCTGTGTTGCGGCGTCGGCCACTGGCAAGGAGGCGGTGCAGCAGGCCATGGCGGACCTGCACCTCGCGGCTGGCGTTCACTATGCGCTGCAAGGCGGCATCAAATCCGAGCAGGAGATCATGCGCAACCTGATCGAACATCAGGCGGCGTATTACATCGTGGATGAAATCGGCATTTTTCTGGGCAAGGTCCGCAACGCCCAAAAGCGGGGCGGCGCGGCATATCTGGAAGGCGTGTTTGGCGCGATCATGGCGGGCTATTCCAAAGCCAATTCGCGGTTGCTGTTGCAGGGAGACACCAAGAGAGAGCTGCGCAAGATGTTCGGCGGCATGCTTGCCAAGGCGCAGGATGACGGCAACGCGGAAAGCGAGGCGCGGGCCGCGCGCATGCTGAAGATGGTGGATGAGGGGTTGGAACGGCCTTTTCTTTCGGTGATGGGCTACACCACTCCCAGCACGTTTGATGGCATCATGGACGGTGAGACGGCCACGCAGGGCTTTGTGGGGCGATCTTTGATCGTGTCCGAGCGGGATATAAACCCGGCGGGCCGGGAGGGGTTTCGCAAGCGGGCGTTGCCTGATGGAATGGTTTTGCGGCTGTCACAGATATTCAGGGGGGGCAGCTTTAGCGTGATGGACCCGTCTGGCCGCAGTGCCAGGATTGAGTTTGCGGGCGAGCGTGATGTGGTGGAAACCATGGATGATGCTTCTGCAATGCTGGACAAGGTGGCGCTATGGCTGCATGCCTATGCCGACGATATGGGGGAGCATACGGGCGAGGCTTCGGTGGCAATGATCCGGCGCGCGTATGAGTTGGTCGCCAAGATCAGCTTCATTCTGGCTATCCCAACCGGGGTTCGGGATGCCAGCCATGTTCGTTGGGCGTTCGCTTATGTACGGGCTGAATTGGATGCAAAAATCAAGCTGGTGTTTGCCAATGACAATAGCAAGGCGCGTCCCGAGGAGAGCCTTGCGGCACGGCTTTTGAACTTCATGGACCCTGACAAGGGGGCGACTGTTTCGGTTTTGGCGAACCGGGTGAAGATGAAAGCCGCCGATCTTGAGCCTGTTTTGGCGAAACTTGCGGCACAGGGTTCTATCCGTGAGGTTGCAGGGAGCCGGGTTTATCGCGGTAAGCGTGTGGTGATGTGGGTGCCTGTCGAGCGGGCTTAGGGTCGGCTACGGCGTCGGCACAATTTCTGACTAAGTTTGTCGGCAATTTTGGAATTTGGGCGGTCAGGGGCAACCTTGGCCGCTTTTTCGTGGCTTTGGGTGGTTTTGGGCCAAATGTTACGAATGCTAAAGGCATCTTTTCTTCGGGATAAACCGTGTTTTTCCATTTAATTTCAAATACTTGCAAATGTTATCGGATCTTATCCGGTTTTCCGGTAGATACACTCAAATAGCCTATAGATCATCCTACTCTTAAAGGGCCTCTAAGGATGGTTTTTGGACCTCTGGGGGTAGCCTCAGAGAGAGGATAACTAGTTTAAGATAGTTTAACCTATTGTTTTCTAAGGAATGTTAGCGCTAACGGCCTTCCGGCAACATTGTTGGAGATGGGTAACATTTAGGATTGGGAAAATGTCAGTAAGTTGTCAGTTGATCTGCTAAGAGAAACATGTAGGATTATTTGACAAAGATCGGAGCGGCCAATGACGGAAAGCGAAAAGGAAATATTGCGGGTGATTTTGCCGTTCATCATCAGGGCGGGGAAAATGTCTGCATGTGTCGCCGCAAACCGGGCAAGGCAAAATTCGGCCAGAACACGCCGCGCTTTGGACGCTGGATGCAAAGCAGGCTTTTGCGAAGTGGTGGATAAAGGGCGCGTCTACAAAGGCGAAAATGTTCTATACTACGCCGCAACGCCAGATGGTTTTTCTATGCTGAAAATGTTTGACCACAACGTCAACCTTGACGCCACATCATCGCTGGCAGGCATGGCATCTTTCAAGGATAGCGTTGGTAGGGTTCTCGGGATGACTTTGTACGACAGGGAGGCCGCAGAAATTCTGCATTTGGCAAAAGGCGTCTTGGCTCAAGATATGGGCATTACCCCATGAAACCCCTGCGCTTTGCCCCCGCTATGCCCAAGTCCAAAACCCCGCGCAACAGCCGCGAAAGCGACGAGCGTATCCTGCATTGGATGCACCTTGCCGACCAAGGCTGGTCCACCCACAAAATCGCAGTCCACACAGGCGTCAACTCCGGCATAGTTGCCCAGTCCCTGCGCGATGTTCGCATTGACGATGCCCAGTACAACGGAGACCAGACATGACCCCATCACAGCCCTTTGACCTCGCCGCCATGCGCGCAGACCGTGACGCCGGAACACCGGGGGTGTGGATCGCGGACGGGAACGGCGGTCATTCGGAATACAAAATTTGTACTGGGCCTTACGTCATTGCGAGGATGTACTGGGGCAATTACCGCAACGAATGTGACGCCCACCGAATTGCCCGCGTCCCCGCCATGGAGGCCGAGATCGAACGGCTCACGGCGCTGGTTGACCGCATGGTCCACCACATGGAAGCGATCAAGGCATATCAAATGCGCGGCTTTGATGCCATGGCCTTCAACGTCACAAGGCTCGCATTGTCTGAACAACAGGAACCACCCATGCGCAACCCACAGGCCACCCCATGACCCACCTTGCCCCGATCTGGAACTACCGCACCCTTGTGACCCCGCCTGTTGCCCGACCCCGCGCCGATACAGCGCCGCAAAAGGGCCTCAAGGCCGTCGAGGCTATGGTGATGGCCGGAAACCTGTCAGAGGCGTCCTACGGCGCGCTATGGGCCGCTATGGCACGGAGTGAGAACCAAATCGCCCGCCTGCCATCCACCCCCGCAGGCAACAACCTGGACGCCATCGGCCAAATCGACCGCCTCACAGCCCGCGTTCTCGCAGCCCTATCCCGCAGCCGCCTGCCCATGAATGCCATCCTCGCCATCATAGAATGCAGCACCGACGCCATGCAAACTGTCCTGACCCGCGCCATCATGGATGGCCTCGTTGAGCGCACCCACGTCACCTACCGCAAGCGCCCCCTTGCGCAGTACGCCCTGACAGAAGCTGGGCGCGCTAAGGCTGGTGTCCAGTGAGTGCCCTAGAAGCCCTGACGAACGCCGTAATCGGCCTGCTCGTGTCTTGGGTCGCAACATGGCTTGTTCTAGGCTACACCCCAGCGCAGTCAATCGCCGTCAGCGCCATGTTCTTTGGCTTGTCGTTCATCCGCGCATACGTTCTGCGCATCGTCTTTGCGAGGTACGCCCGGTGATCATCAAGCAAGAATACATCGGTGGGCAGCGGCTGATTTTGGGGGATTGCATTCGGGTCATGCCGATGCTTGGCAAGGTTGATGCAATGCTGACTGATCCGCCGTATGGGATTGGGGACATAATGGTCGGTTCCGGGCACTTTGCCGGATTGTGCAAGCGAATGGGCGGTGAAGACGGATGGGACAAGGAGCCGCCGCCCGCTTGGGTCTTTCAAAATGAATATCCAACAATCGCATGGGGCGGAAATTATTTAGGTTTGCCGCCGTCTCGCGGATGGCTTGCTTGGGTAAAGAGTAACGCAACCACTACGTTTGCCAGTCTTGAGCTTGCATGGTCAAACATGGACTTTAACGCCAAGCATTGGACTGGCCCAGTGGGATGCCCAGCACATGAAAAAGCAGGCCACCCCACTCAAAAGCCTGTTGCCCTCATGCAATGGTGTCTTGGCTTTCTGCCCGACGCCAAGACCGTTCTAGATCCGTTCATGGGGTCTGGGACAACCCTCGTTGCCTGCCAAAAGATGGGTCGCGCTGGCATCGGTATCGAACTGGACCCGGACTATTTTCAGATAGCCTGCGAGCGCGTTCACAAGGCTTGGCTAGAGCCTGACCTGTTCGTAGCACCCACCCCGGCCCCCGTGCAGCAAGGTATGGATATATGACCCCCTTCTGTGCAACATGCGGCTGGCGGGGCCGTCACAAGCCCGGACAGATTGTCATCTGCCCCAAGTGCGGCACAATCTGCGGATGGGCCGACAAGCTACCGTGACTGCCCGGTAAACGGCAGCGACCAGCGGGCGGTGTCGGCTTGGTAGGCCCAACACCCGCAGCCGCGCAATCGGACTTTTCCACCGAAAGGCGCGGCACCTTTGACAACGAACGGCAGGTAAGGTAATTTGCGCACATGAGTGATGCACCGCCAAAATTAGGCGTCAATACGGGCAACCGTGGCAAGGGCCGTCCAAAGGGCGCGCCCAACAAAATGACCATGCTTTTGAAGGACGCCATCCTGCAAGCCGCAGAAAATGCAGGCGGCAAGGGCGGTATTATCGCGTATCTCACAGTGCAGGCGACAGAAAACCCCGGTCCGTTCATGGCGCTGATTGGCAAAGTGCTGCCAACGCAAGTTGAAGGCACCAATGGTGGCCCCCTACAGGTTGTGATCCGGCGTCATGCCGACGATTGAACTGCCTAACGGATGGAAGCCCCGCCCGTACCAGCGCCCGCTATGGGATTATCTGGAAAGGGGCGGCAAGCGCGCCTTGGGCGTGTGGCACCGCAGAGCAGGCAAAGACGATGTGATGCTGCACCGTGCGGCTGTGGCGGCTTTTGAGCGCCCCGCGACGTACTGGCATGCGCTTCCCGAATACAGCCAAGCCCGCAAGGCGATCTGGAACGCGGTCAACAGCCATACGGGCAAGCGCAGGATCGACGAGGCTTTCCCGCATGAATTGCGCGAAAACACCAACGACAACGAAATGTTTATCCGGTTCAAGAACGGCGCGACATGGCAGGTGATCGGGTCCGACCGATATAACAGCCTTGTGGGCGCAGGCGTGGCTGGTGTGTCGTTCTCAGAGTGGGCGCTGTGCAACCCTTCGTCGTGGGGGTACATCCGCCCCATGATGGAGGAAAACAACGGCTGGGCCGCTTTTATCACCACGCCGCGAGGCCGTAACCACGCGCATGATATGCTGACTATGGCAAGGGACAATCCGCGCTGGTTTGCCGAGGTGCTAAACATCCACCAGACGGGCGCGCTTTCGCCTGAGCAGATTGCCGAAAGTCTGGACGAATACGTTGCGCTTTATGGCGAGGATATAGGCCGCGCGCAGTTTCAGCAGGAATACGAGTGCAGCTTCAACGCCGCGATCTTGGGCGCGTTCTACGCCCGCGAGATGATTGCGGTGCAAGCGGAGGGCCGCATTGAGGATGATCTACAGCCTGTTGACGCGCCCGTGCATCGCGCATGGGATTTGGGCGTCCGGGATGATACGTCCATCTGGTTTTGGCAGGTCGTCGGGGGGCAGATATTCGTTGTGGACTGCTACAGCGCGTCTGGGGTTGGGCTGGATCACTACGCCTCGGTGATCGAGGCCAAGTACGAGGAACGCGGGTGGCGGCACGGCGTTGATTATGTGCCCCATGATGCCAAGGTCCGGGAATGGACAAATTCAGGCCCAGACGGGAAAGCCAAGACCCGCATCGAAACCCTCTTAGAGTTAGGCAGGAAACCAAGGCTTGTCCCGGCGCATAAGCTGGATGACGGGATAAATGCCGCCCGGCGCACCTTAGCGCGATGCATATTTGACGAGGATAAGTGCGCTGATGGGATTGAGGCGCTAAGGCAGTATCGCCGGGAATGGGACGAGGATGAGCGGGTATTCCGCGACACGCCAAAGCATGACTGGTCTAGCCACACAGCGGATGCTTTTCGGTATCTGGCGATGGCATGGCAGACGTTGGCCCCAGATCGGCCCAAGCCGTCACCGATTGTAAGTATCAAGCGCCCAACGCTGGACGATCTATGGAAGCAGGCGCGGCGTTAACTGTTACCGGCGTAAAACATTACAGCGGGGTATGGCGATGAAAATACCGGAAAATCTTTGGATCATGGGCGGCGGCCACATGGATGATTACAGGTACACCGTTTATTCCGACAGCGAAAACCCCACTGGCGATCCCTTGGCGTACGCGCAGGAAACAGCCAAGGCGGAAGCTTTAGCTATGAAGGCCAAGGGAATAAATTATCGGGTTTACCAGTACAGCATGGGATGCCCCGTCTGGATGGAGATAGAATTACCGCCCTACCCCGCTCTTGAAGCGAATAAACATCTCGTGATCGTTGGTGTTGGCCCTAAGTTCATCAGGGAACGCCTCGTCTATGCGCCGCTTGCCAGTGTGGGGATTGACCGCGTTCCAGATGGCCTTACGGGCCTGGGCATACTCTGGAAGCATATGCCAGTAGGTAGCCGGGCGGAGATGGGCAGCTACGGCTGCCTCGTGAAGCGCAACCTCGTCCTTACCGGCGCGGCGGTGCCAGATCAGCAGGGAGCGCTTCACCCCACGCTCTACAGCGGCCCACGCCTCCATCTGGTAGGGCCTAGGACGCCAATTATGGGGGAGCCTAATCCGTGAGGCGGACAATCTCTACCACCAAAGGGGCGTCAGGATCGCCGCCAAGCGAAAGCTTGTCGCCGTATTTCTTGGGGGCGAGTTTGGAGGCGAACCACTTGCGTGTATCAACCCGAAGGCGAGCCCGCTGCACATGCTCTGGATTTAGCTTGGGACCGCCGTCTGTGTTTGTGTAGTCGTTCAACGAATCGTCAGCAATTTCCAGGGCTTCCTCGGCCAAGGCGTGCGCCCGATCCGCTTGTGCAATCTCGTATTGCTCCTGAAATGGTGCTTTTTCCTTCAGCCACCGGAAAACAGTGGACGCTGCGGGCATGTCGTCGCCCCGGCAAATACCGCGTAAACTTTGGCCGTCTGCCATACGAGAACAAATCTCGGCAGCTATTTGCTCAGAGTAATCGGTTGGCCTACCCATGCAAACGCATCCTTGCGGACAACACCGCTTCTGCGATGTGCGCTCGCCCCTGAAGTCTCAATTTCTTGAC